GTATTATGAATCCGTTTCTTACAATAAATTATATTATTCGATCCGGACCACCGCAATTTTAATTAGAGAACAAGAATGGCATATCAAATAAATAAAACCGACGGAACGATTATAGCCACAGTAGCCGATGGGCAGATAGATACACTATCTACAGATATCACACTGATAGGCAAAAATTACAGTGGATTCGGCGAAGCATTTAATGAAAATCTAGTGAAAATACTAGAAAATTTTGCCAGTACCTCAGCACCCTTACATCCACTCAAAGGTCAAGTTTGGTTTGATAATGCAGAAAATAAACTCAAGGTATATAATGGAACGGCATTTATTCCGGTAAGTTCTGCTACAATTTCCAGCACACAACCTGAAACATTATCTATAGGTGATCTATGGTTTGACGATGTTGGTGCTCAGTTATACTTCTTTGATGGAACACAGCCTATATTAATTGGACCATCGTATTCCACAGCGCAGGGTAAAAGCGGACTAGAAGTTGCTAGTATTTTAGACACACTAAATCAAACTAGGGTTATCATATATCTTTACAACAATGGTATACTTTTAGGAATTTTTTCCAAAGACAGTTTTACACCTAAAATTGCTATTATTGGGTTTAGCGGTAATATAGAACCTGGATTCAATTCAGGAACACTGGCTAATATCAAGTTCCGAGTGACCTGTACTAATTCAGAACAGTTAGGGGGTGTAGTAGCTACCACATATGCTCGAAGAGATACATCTAATACGTTTAATGGGCAAGTATCCGTTGGCGTAGATGCAGGCATAGTGATAGGATCGGGTAACCAGATGAATCTCTTGGTAAGCTCAGGAGATATAGAATTATCTAACTTTGCCAGTGACAGAGATCTATTTCTCACTGTTAGAAAAGGTATCGATCAAGAAACAGCAGTGGCTATAGATTCCAGCACACGCACAGTAAGCATTTATTCTGGATTTCTTACAAGTTCTGTGAATGTTGGAGGCAGTTTAGTGGTAGCTGGAGATCTTACAGTTGAAGGTACGACTACTACCATAAACACCGCTAATGTGACAATTGAAGACAAAACACTAACACTGGCAAATGTTGCCGCACCCAGTGAAACCACTGCTACAGGGGCGGGCATTATAATTAGATCCACCGGTGCTGATTCATCTGCCTACGATAAAGAAATAGTTTATAGATCTACCAGTGAAGGTCCGCCTCCCACCGGAGTGTTTGACGTAAGCGAAGATCTTAATTTAGCAGCAGGAAAACAGCTGCAGATAGGCGGAATCAAAGTCATAGATGGTAACAGTTTGGGTTCAGCTATCACTAGTATTCCGGGAGTAAGTTCCTTTGGTACACAGACTGTGATAAATGTTGGACCTGGAGCGCCGCCGGTGACTCAGATGAGATTGGAAAATCACAGAATTAGCACAGTATCATCTAATTTTGATATTGAATTAGAACCAGACGGTACTGGTAATGTAGTATTGATAGGAAGTCCAAGAATCACTGGCATGCAGGACCCTATAGGTCAACAAGATGCTTCGACCAAAGAATATGTAGATATCACTATAGAGTCGAGATCATTGATATTCAGTATGGATTTATCAGATGGTAAGTCGAATTCATATATCATCAACAACGTGCTGAATAATCTTGCACCTGTAGCTGAATTTAGAAATGGTACCTATGCACGGATATTATGTACTTTAATTAATCCTTCCAGCACCTCATTGGCAATTAATCCACTTGCCAGTGTTGGTACTAATCCGTTCTTAACTGATCTAGTAGGTAGCAGTTCAGCAGCAGTGACCAGTATTGCTTTTTCCACAGCTACTATCGCAGCAGCAAGTGTTTCTACTACCAGGATTATTAAAACTTTTCAAATAGTGACAGGTGCATGGGTCTGGCAGACTGATTTAACTTTACCACCATAATGAATACAGGAGCGGCATAAATGGCCTATATAGTCAATAAATTCAGTGGGGCGCAATTAATAGTTCTAGAAGATGGAACTATCGACACCTCCACTAGTCTGGGCCTAGTTGGTAGAAACTACGTAGGTTACGGCGAAACACAAAATGAAAATTTTGTTTTCTTGTTGGAAAATTTTGCCAACCAATCACCACCATCGAGACCATTGCAGGGACAGATTTGGTTCAACACCACTACCAACTTAACCTACGTCTATGACGGTGTGAATTGGAACCCTATAGGTGCTGCGGTGTTAAGCACAACTGCCCCCACTGATGCTAATGCAGGCGCATTGTGGTTAGACACTACTGCCAATCAACTTAAGATTTACACAGGTTCTGCTTGGACCTTTATTGGTCCAGAAGCAGTGTCAGGGTTCGGAGTTACTAGAGCCAGGGCTACCTCCTTAGACGATTCTTCAGGTGCTCCTAGACCTGTGATAATTTTAGAGACCAACGGCACTGCCTTGGCTATTTGTACAACACAGGCATTTACCATCAATCCTTCTAATGCAGTTGCAGGAATTGAAAACAATCTGATAACAGGTATAAATCTTTCTGCGACCGCTAAAATCAAAGGTGATATAACAGGTAATGCCGGTAGCGCAGATAAGCTCAGCACGGCGAGGACCATAAACGGTATATCTTTTGACGGTCAGCAAAACATCACGATAAAATCTTCTACAACAAACAAATTAGTTCGAGGCACGTACATTTTCGGTACTGATTTTGACGGCGGTTCAGAGACCACATGGAGTGTAGATGCTACTTCCTCAAATGTTGTAGGTAAATTGGTAGCTAGAAATTCAGAGGGGGGATTTTCAGCAGGCACTATTTCAGCGGACCTTGTTGGCAACGTCACTGGTAATGTGACTGCTGGGTCTGGTACAAGTTCATTTAATATTGTACAGGCTAATACATTTGTAGGAGCTACACTTACCGGAAATGCAAATTCAGCTACACAGTTAGCTACACCAAGACAGATCAACGGTGTGAATTTCAATGGAACTAGTAATATTACTGTGACCTCAGCAGCTGGTACACTTACTGGTGATACCTTAAATTCTACAGTTATTCAAAGTAGTCTTCAACAACTAGGAACATTAGTCGATCTAAACGTGACTAATACTGGAGTTTATATAGGTAGTGCCGGCCAGCTGAGGATGTTTGTTGATTCTGGTAGGCCAACAGTAAGATCCAGCACAGGCATACTTAATTTTGATATGGGACCGAGTGGCCCCGATGTATCATTTGTTGATTCTGCAACTGCACTATCGTTGGGAGGTCCTAATGCACCTGCAATACTAGGAGATAACACCACAAATTTAGGAATCACAGGATATAAATTTAACAATGTTTATGCCAACAATTTCTTAGGTAATGCTACCACAGCCACCCTGGCCACAACAGCTACCAATATCGTAGGCGGTGGCGCCGGAGCCATACCTTTCCAAACTGCTGCTGGAACCACATCAATGTTAGGACTTGGCACAGCTGGGTATGTATTGACTGCACAGGCGGGATCAATCGCATGGGCGCAGGTCAGCAGAGAGCCGCTACGTAAAGGTTCATTCCTTACTCTGGTCAATACCAGCACCAGTGGTGCTGTAGCCAGTTACGATGGTATAGTTGATGCCACGATAGCTGTAGATGCTACCTCCGCCAATACCGTCAGCAAAGTTGTAGCACGTGATGCCAGTGGCAATTTTGCCGCAGGAACTATTACTGCAAACCTAATAGGAGCTGTTACTGGTACAGTTTCTGGAAATGCAGGATCAGCAACACAATTACAAACTGCAAGAACTATTAACGGTGTAGCATTTAATGGCACACAGAACATAACTATAACTGCTAGTGACACTGCAAGGGTGGCTAAATCTGGCGATACGATGACTGGGTATCTTACACTGGTTGGTGCCCCAGTGAATGACAATCATGCTACCACCAAAACTTATGTAGATAGTAGGTTACCTCAATATACTTTTGTCAGCGGACAACAGTCTAGTACCTCGGGATTTACTAATCAAGTGGGATCGTTTAATAATGGCGCAAACTTTTTTGATGTATTCCCCCCAGCAGGAAAAAGCATGGCAAATATTATAGGATTTATTCCTTCTATACATTTTATAGCTTTTGCTGGTGGAGTAGATGGAAACGATAGATTAAGATGCCAGTATTCGTATCTCAGCGATAGAATTAGGGTATATGTTCAGAACACAGAACAGAATGGCACCCCAGCAGCAAACTATTTGGCCATTTGGAGTTAACCATGCATTATATCTGTATAGAAAACAATACTGTAGTTGCGCTATTAAATTATCTACCCAGTGTTCCTAGCACTGTGAGTGTGCAGGAAATCACAGATTCTCAAGCCGAACAGCTTAGAGCACAAACACATAATTTTGATGTTGCCAGTAGAACTATAATAGCTGTAGCTGCAAATGTAGCAACACAAAAGGCACAGGAACTGGCAAACGGGCAAGAACGTGAATTTTTAAATAGCACAGATTGGAAAATCATGCGGCATATTAGACAAAAAGCTCTGAATATTGCTACTAGTCTAACTAATGCAGAATACCTAGAATTAGAGCAGCAGCGACAGGCCGCAGCAGCTCGCATAGTTTGATAAGTAATACTAATGACTAGCGGAGTATATCAATGGCATATCAAGTAGATAAATTTAACGGTGCTTTTTTTGTATCTGTAGAAGATGGCACCATCGACACTACCTCAGATTTAAGATTTGTAGGTAAGAATTATGCAGGTTATGGTGAAGTTCAGAATGAAAACTTTCTACATCTTTTGGAAAATTTTTCCAATACCACAGCACCTCCCAAAGTAATCACAGGCCAGATTTGGTTTGATAGCGCCAATAAAAAGTTAAAATTCTATGATGGTTCTCGATTTAAACTAGCAGGTGGCGCAGAAGTCAGTACTACTGCACCCAGCGGTCTAAGCATCGGTGACTTTTGGTGGGATTCTGCTGCTAAACAATTATATGCATGGACCGGTACAGAGTTTGCACTCATTGGACCAGAGGCGAGTCCCGACCTAGGATCATCAATTGTATCTGCCTCAGTGGTCAAAGGCACGGTAGGCACAGCGGTAGGACCACATACCATACTCAAAGTCATAGCCGATGACAAGGTCATAGGAATTTTCAGTAAAACATCATTTACTTTAGATAACGCACAGAATGCCATAGATGACTTCACCGTCGTTAAGAAAGGTTTTACTTTGGCTAAATCGCAGTCAGGAGTCAGCACTGATGACTATGTCATGTGGGGCACAGCTAATAATGCAGCTCGACTAGGAGGATTTGCCGCAGATCAATATCTCAAACAAGGTGAAAATTCATTTACCGGTGAAGTACAATTTTATGATCCAGGATTCACAGTCGGTGACGGCAACGATTTAAGAATACGTATCGAAGGCAGCGGAGCCGCAGGCGGCGACGAAGTGGTTGTAGAAAATCGATTGGGAAATCCCATAACTTTCCGCATCACTGTAGTCGAAACCACCGATGAACGAGACATAGCTGTGATAACCAGCACAGGGGTAGTTCCCGGCAACAACAATGCCTACACACTTGGTACTTCTGATTTACGATGGAACAATGTTTTTGCCACTACACATACTGGCAATCTTGTAGGCAATGTCACTGGAAATTCTTCAGGAGTACATACAGGCAATGTGTTGGCCTTAGACAACACCGCGATGATCAATGCCGCAACCAAACAGATTGGTTTTAGCGGAGCCAATATAGTAGGAACACTTACAGGGGCAGTGATCGGATCTGCTACAACTGCTGATAATGCAGGAAAATTAAACGGATTAGACCCCAGCGCCACTTGGCCATTGTCACCGCCGGCAGCAGTGGCTACCATCGCTGTGAGAAACTCATCGGGTAATCTAGTAGCTAATCAATTTGTAGGCATCTCAGACAAGACTGACAAGACATTTATTGATAAAACAGATGCGGTAGTTGATCCTGCATGGAATGATGCAACTATTAGTACCAAGTACAGAACTGCTAGATTAAGCGCCACTGCCTACAGTATCGCAGCCAGAGATTCCAGTGGCAATATTGCAGCAGTACTGTTTCAAGGTACCGCAACATCAGCACGTTACGCTGACCTCGCAGAGAAATATCTCGCAGATGCAGACTACGAAATTGGTACAGTCGTGGTCATCGGCGGCACAGCTGAAATCACAGCATCTCAATATGGTGAACTAGCTATAGGAGTTATCAGCGAAAATCCAGCATACATGATGAACAGCGAGCTAAAAGGTGGAGTATATGTTGCACTCAAAGGTCGTGTGCCCGTTAAAGTTAAAGGCGCGGTTCGCAAAGGTGATAGATTAGTTGCCAGTGACTGGGGTTGTGCGCAGGTGGCCCAAGATAGACTAGACGTATTTGCTGTTGCTATGGAATCCAGTGACACAGAAGATGTAAAATTGATAGAATCAGTGGTGCTGTAACATGACATCCGGCACACAGATTTTAGCTGCACAGTATGTAACCATACAGGACAAAGCGCAGTCTTTGATGGGCACAGGATCAGAGACCAGAGGATATGGACAGACTGTACAAAGCGCAGATGTATTCTCCGGTAATGCCATTACCAAAGCACAATGGGATCTGCTAAGATACGACATTGTCAATATCCGAGTCCATCAAGACGGTGTACTACCTAATCTTGCTACAATTGCTGTGGGTGATCCTATAGGTTACGGAGCAGCTTCACCAAACACTAACTATGACACCCTGTTAGAAACAGCCATAGCTAATAGATTTAAAATAGACGCTAGTCAAGCAGTAGTTACTTCAAAAGCTTCCGGAACCTACACATCCGCTTGGTCGAACAATCTTACAGCAACACTGACAGTTACGTTTGCCAACAGCAATGAGGCAAGATATTTTTTCAACAGCGGCGGTAAGATTAGATTTACACCTTCATTGACCGGGGGTACTGTAACTCCTCAATATACTGCCTGGGTTAATATTTTAAATTCTATCGAAACTAGATCTTTTGGGGCTGACACTGATCTTTTTATAACATACTATACATTAACCAATACTTTTCAAACCTATTACACCAAGTTTGCCAGTACCCCATACTCTAACAATTCATACACATTAGAAGCAAGAACCAATGTCTCAAATAACAGCACTGGCACAGCTACACAATTGTTTTTACGGGTGACATTAGCAGACACTTATGTGGATCCAGACGTGGCCTCGGGAGCATCATTTCCACCTGGAGATACAGTGACTGGCACACTTACTCTGGCAGTTTCTGAGCTGAAAGCCGCGGGCAGCCTGCAACCATCGGGGTCATTTGTTATTACCAGTCCCTCATATTCACTTTCAGCCATCACGGGCAGTTGATGCTGTAAATAACATACTTTATATAAAAGACAATTATGGCTGTAAATGACAAAATCCGCGTAGCAGACTATAACTCAATTAGATCCACTGTGGCTAATGTTTTGGGCACAGGGGCTGGACCGTTTGGCTACGGACAATCACTAAACAGTTCTGCGGTTGCAGAAGGTACCAAACTCACGGTCACGCACATAACCCAGTTGCGCAATGATATCATAAATGCATGGACTCATATTTTTGGATCAGCACCTACACCGGTTACAGTGATAGAGAATGCGAAGGTAATATTTAACTCATCTACTGCTCCGGTAGATTCATACACAGCTATAGTTAATACTATTAATTCTAATAGATTTACAGTGGCAGGTAGTCAATCTGCAACCAATGTTCCTGCAACACCATCGTCTTCTACTTGGCCGGGAATATATGGTACATCGTGGACCAGCCTCATACAATGCACGGTCACAGCTGTCTGGCCAGATGCTGATCAAGCTAGATATTTTTGGAACAGTGGCGGACAAATTAGATTTACTGCAAGTCGATCAGGTGGTTCCACCACAACTCAAAATACACAGTGGAACTCAATTTTAAGCAATGCAGGCATGCAAACTTATGGCGGAAATAACCCCGGTACTGGGGTTAGTCCTAACGATGGGCAAAACTGGTACAGATGCACCAATAGCCGTCAGTTATGGTATTCTCAAAGCGGCACTAGTCCGTATGGGTCTAACACCTATAAGATATATGCTAGGACCTTAGATGCCACATCAGGTAACAATTCTACAGGTTCAGCCCGTCAGGGCGAATGGCATATAGAATTTGTTGATAATTATGTAGATCCAGGAATCGCACCTATTGCTCCTCCAGGCAACATTCAAACAGCTACCACTGCAATGTTCCCTCCAGACGATTTAGTAGACGGTACATTCACAGTATCAGTGAGTTTGTTATTTGCCACTGGAATATTAGTGCCATTAAACCTAGGTAATTTTTCAGTAACACTTCCCACAGTGACGATCTCAGCTATCGCCCCATAATTTTTTCCTTGATTAGTTCAGCCACTAAATAAAGTGCGCAGATAATCAAGGAAAACACATGCAGGATCAACTTAAAAACGCTCTAGAGTTTGCTAATTACCGGCAGACGTTTTCAATCCAACGTAAGATTCTAAAAGAAAAAATCTCGGCCAAATTAACACTAGGGTATAATGGTGGGTTGTTTCATATTAATCAAACACTTTTGACTTTTGTAGAATTGTTATTGATTAAAGGAAGAATCGGGGGAGTAGTACTGCTAGATAGTAACGAAAATCCTATACTAATTGAAGATCTAACAACGTTTAGAGATCAATGCTTTGATAGATATTTTGAAGCTACTAATGAATATTTTGAACAAGATCAAAATCTCAAAAAAAGTAGATCAGTAGAAAAATTACTAGAACAATGATCAAAGGCATATTAATCTACGCTCATAATAATCGCACAGTAGATTATGCATTAATGGCGATTATCTCTGGAGGGTTGGCCAAGAAACATCTCGGACAACCTGCGTCATTAGTTACTGATCAAACCACGGTAGATTGGATGATAGAATCTAAGATTTACGAAAAGGCCAAGACAGTATTTGAAAATATTTTCATAGTTGCTAGACCTGGGTCAAATAACTTTAGAGGATTGTATGACGGCACAGAACGCAGTGTGGTACAATTCATTAATGGTAATAGAAATTCTGCCTACGATCTTACTCCTTATCAACGAACACTGGTAATTGACGCAGATTTTCTTATATTTTCCAATAGATTATCAGAGTATTGGGACATAGACAGTGATGTTATGATTGGAGAATCTATCAACGATATATACGACAATCAACGAATGGGGTATCATGACCGATATGTTTCTGACGTAGGCGTTAAATTGTATTGGGCCACTACAGTGATGTTTACAAAAAATACATATTCTAAAATGTTTTTTGATCTTGTTCGCCATATTAAAGATCATTATCAATACTACGCCGACACATATAGATTTGATTCAAAACAATATAGAAACGATATTGCATTTAGTGTTGCTAGGCATATATTAGGAGGTTTCGAACAGTTGCCAATAGGATGTTTGCCTCCGGTTTTAACATTATTAGATAGGGATATATTACACTCAGTAGATGCCGGTAAATTGACTGTGCTGGTGTCCCCGAAATTAAATGACAACTATTGTGCAGCTTCAATACAGAATCTGGATATTCATATAATGAATAAGCAGAGCATAGTAAGACATAGTGATCGATTGTTGGAATTGATATGAAGTTTGGATATCTACTAGTCGTAGCGGAACATGAAACTGTGAATTACCTACAGTTGGCATATGCATTAGCACTAAGCATAAAAAACACGCAGAGACCCGGGTTTGATCAAGTTGCTTTGGTAATAGATAACAAACAAAAACTTAATGATTTAACCAGCAGTTGGGTTTTTGATCACGTTATAGAATGGAGTCAAGAAACATTTTGGAATGGTAGATCATGGATGGATCAACTTACCCCATTCGAATATACTGTATGTCTAGATGTAGATATGTTGTTTATGCGAGATTACAGTCATTGGGTAGAGTACTTTATTGAGCATAGTGAATTATATGTAGCTAATAAAACTTACACCTACAGAGGTGAAACTGTGGTAGATCAACATTATCGTAAGACTTTTACAAAGAATAATTTACCGAACCTTTACAGTCTATACACTTTTTTTAAAAAAGACAGCGAGATAACTAAAGAATTTTTTAACCTAGGAAGAGATATTATAAAAAATCCTGTAGAGTTCTCAAATGCTTTTTTGTCGAATCATAAGCCTCGTGTTCTAGGCACAGACGAGGCATTCGCATTAGCAGCTAAAATATTAGATATTACCGATGACATTGCATATCCTCTAGAGTTTCCTCGAGTAATACATATGAAACCTATGATACAGAATTGGCCATGGCCTGCTGACTGCTGGAGCGATCATGTGGGTTTTTATTTAAATCGAAAGGGCGAACTTAAAATAGGAAATTATCAACAGCATGACATTGTACATTATGTTGAAAAAGATAAAATCAATAATGAAATAATCAATATTCTAGAGGAGATAACATGGAAAAAATAAAAGATTTTGATCATTGGTTTACAAATTTTAAATTACCACCTGTAAAATTTGTCGCAGTGTTTAATCCTGATACTGGAGCAGTAATCAGTGTAGGACCTAGTCATGCTTTCAAGGATCAAAAACACAAGATTACTGTAGATAAAGAATTAGCAGAATCTATAATTAACGCAGAAATAAAAATTGATAATTGTGTAGTTGATATGAATTCTAATACCTTGGAAGTGTCAGAAATAAAAAGTGTTTATAAGATAGATGATGTTTTGCATAGAATCATTTCTAAGAAAGATTCTGAAATAAAAAAACCAGATATCTATATTAAGTATGATTCGAAACTTTCTGTCTTAAAAATCGAAATGTCTACAGAATTCGGGGGAACACGTAAAGCCAGAGCTGGGATAAAGAAACGTAATATTGTGTGGGACGGCAACACTGAAATGCAATTTTTTATTACTGAATACAACGATCCCAACTTGCTCTTTGAAGTAGTTACTGTTACAATTAACGATCTCATTGGAAAACCCAAGTTGATAACAGATTTTAATTATTCTAAATTCAGTGTATATACCAGAAGATTATTTAAAAATTATGTGATTGAATGTCGATGAAAATAGTTGAATTTGACATAGTATTTTTAAGCTACGACGAACCAAATGCTGAATTGCACTATGCAGATCTCTGTGGCAAAGCTCCTTGGGCTAAACGAGTACATGGAGTTAAGGGCAGCGATCATGCACATAAAGCAGCAGCTGAATTATCATCAACTGACTGGTTTATAACTATAGATGCAGACAACATTGTAGATCCTAAATTTTTTGATCTTGATCTTGACATGACAGATCCTAAGATACAGGTATATGGGTGGTGCGGCCGCAACAGCATCAATGGACTACGTTATGGTAATGGCGGAATAAAAATTTGGAATAAGAAATTTGTTCTGAACATGCGAACACACGAAAATGCAGTCAGCGATAGAGCTCAAGTTGATTTTTGTTGGGAGGACGGTTATCGTAATTTTCCTCGAGTTTATAGTGACAGCATCATCACAGGCTCACCGTTTCAAGCATGGCGAGCAGGATTTCGAGAAGGTGTCAAGATGACATTGTTAGATGGAGTTCGAGTTCCGTCACAAGAAATTCGAGAACGAATTTGGTGGCATAATATTCATAGATTGAGAATGTGGAGCACCGTTGGGATGCACGAAGACAACGGGATATATGCTATTCTTGGCTCCCGCATGGGAACATGGATGACTAATTGCACAGACTGGGACTATGTCCAGGTTCGAGATTTTGAAGTATTGAGAGAAATCTATGAAACTAAAGTTAAGCATTTCGATGTAGAACACGATGCTCAAGATTTAGGTTATCATTTAAGAACTAAGTTAGGTTTAGATTGGCCGTGGTTGGATGCAAAACAAAGCAAGTATACCTTAGACCTATACGACGAAACAATAAATTTAGGGTTGACTTATTTCAAACAATAATGTACGATATTATTTTCATCAGTTATAATGAACCGAATGCGGATGCTAACTTTGCAAAATTAAAATCTAGATTTCCTAGATCTCAACGAGTGCATGATGTCAAAGGCATACATCAAGCACATATTGCGGCCGCTAACAACTCTTTTACCAAGATGTTTTGGGTAGTGGACGGCGATGCAGAAATAGTTGACTCGTTCAATTTTGATTATGTTGTTCCTAAAGAAGATATAGAATGTGTGCATGTTTGGCGCAGCATAAATCCTATAAATGATTTACAATACGGATATGGCGGAGTTAAATTGTTACCAAAAAAACTTACACAGACCATGGATGTATCTAAGACAGATATGACCACTAGCATTTCGTTATGGTTTAAAGCCATGCCAGAAATCAGTAATGTCACGGCATTCAATACCGATCCGTTCAATACTTGGAAATCAGCGTTCAGAGAATGTTGCAAATTAGCCAGCAGAACCATAGACCGTC